CGCATGGCCGGAATTTCCGGCCACGCTTTGAGCGGGCAGATGGACCTGTAGGGGCGGACGGCTCTGTCCGCCCGGGAGAAAGAGGTGTGGATGATGGCAAAGAGGCACAAGCGCCGACTGTTTACAGGGGCGGTATGTACGCAGATTGTTTATACCGTGTCCGATGGCGCGGACAAAAAGACCAGCAAGCCGCGAAAGCCGCGCTTCCAGACGCAGGCGGAGCGCGATGAATTCAACAGCAAGCAATCGCTGGATCGGCTCGTTGCGCTGATGAACGCCAATTTCTCGCCCACAAGCCTGTACTCCACCCTGACATTGGATACAGAAAACGAGGTACATACCGCAGAGGAAATGCGCAGAGTGCGCGACAACCTTGTGCGCCGCATGCAGTATCACTATCCGGAGGCCAAAATCGTTGCTTTCTACGGAAGAGGAAAAACAACCAATCGCTTTCATTTGCACCTGGTAACAGAGGGAATCCCGGAAGAAGCCATCGGCGGGCTTTGGGGGCTCGGCAGCGTGATCGAGGTTCGGCACCTGCGAAAGCACAACTATTATATAGATGAGCAGGGAAACAAGATCGACCACGGCCAGGACTACACAGCACTTGCCAGTTACCTGCATGCGCACTGGAGAAAAGAATTCGGCGGCCACCGGTACAAGGCGACGCGAAATTGTATCCGCCCCGAGCCGGAACCTGCGACCGAGGCCGTGCGCGAGTACAGCCCAAAGCATCCGCCCGTCGCCCCGCGCGGCTATATCCTCGTCGAGGCACGGACGACAAAGTACAGGTATCAATATTATAAGTATGTAGTCGATCCAAGATCAGAACACAAGCGGAGCGAGGCCGCTTTCTTAAAACCTCGTAAATGAGCAGCGTTTTAGCACGAAAGGAGCGATTAGCATGAACCGGAAACCGGACAGGCATCCGCGCACAGACAGAAAGCCGGTATGCACCCGGAAAGATTGCATCTGCCATGACTGGCGCTGCGAGAATTGCTGCGCCAAGTATCGCCATATCTCCGATTGCAAGGGCGCCGAGCCGGAAAGGGACGGAGGATGCAGGACGTGAGCAGAAAGCACAGCAAAAAGAGCAGTACGCCGCCCCCGCCGGGCTTTCCGTCGCAGCTCCGAAAGCTTCGCGAACACTACGGTATGTCGCCGGAAGCGCTGGGGGAATGCTGCGGCCTCTCACGGAACATTATCCGCAAATACGAGCGAGGGGAACGCTGTCCGTCCATTGATTCCATGGTAAAAATAGCCGATTTTTTTGACGTCTCGACAGATAGCCTGATCGGACGCCAAAAAAATTAACGGCAAATCCCCCAACTGGGGGATTATCGGCAAAAAGCCATGATAAAATATAAGCCACAGGGGCGGAGCATACCCGTCTCTGCTTTGGCATAAACAAAAACCGGCGCAAAGGAGGCGGGGAGATGGGGAAGCCGAGAAAGATCAAGAGCGTAAAGGCGATGGAGCGGGCAATAGAAGCTTATTTTGCGAGCTGCGAGGGCACGCCGCGCCTCGACAAAAACGGCCAGCCCATCTACGACAAGCACGGCCAGCCGGTCGTTGTCGGAGCGAAGCCGCCGACTGTCACCGGGCTTGCGCTGGCGCTTGGTCTGTCCGGGCGTAAAGTCCTGCTGGACTATCAGGGGCGCGAGGAATATCGTGACGCGATAACGCGCGCGAAGGCACGCTGCGAAGCCTATGCAGAGGAACGACTTTACGACAAAGACGGCTCGTCTGGTGCAAAGTTCAGCCTTGGATGCAATTTTGGCTGGGCATCGGAGGACGAACGGCGCGGAGACCCGGCGGCGTTTGCGGCGCTGATCTCCGCGATCACGGGCGGCGGGAACGATGCGCCTTAAAAAACTTTCACAAAAGCAGAGGGAGATATTCGACTTCTGCAAGACGGACGAGACGACGCTGATCTGCGACGGTTCCGTCCGATCCGGTAAAACAACGATCATGACGCTGGCCTTTCTGGCGTGGGCCATGCAGAACTACGACCGCACGAATTTCGCAATCTGCGGAAAAACCGTGCAGTCGGCAGAACGGAACATCCTCCGCCCGCTGATGGAGGTCGAAGGACTTGGAGCGGCGCTGGCGCTGTCCTACAAGGTTTCTACGCGCGTCCTGACAGTCCGCTGCGGCGCGCGGGTCAACTGGTTTTATCTCTTCGGCGGCAAAGACGAAAGCTCGTATATGCTCATCCAGGGCATTACGCTCGCGGGCGTTTTATTCGACGAGGTTGCACTGATGCCGCAGTCATTTGTGGAGCAGGCAACAGCCCGCGCGATTTCATTCGAGAACCCGAAATATTTTCTGAACTGCAACCCGGAAAGCCCAGCAAACTGGGTGTACAAAAAATACATCGAGCAGCCGCCCGCAGGCACGCGGCACCTCCACTTCCTGCTGGAAGATAACCCGATCCTGACACCGCAGATGATCGAGCGGACAAAGGCGATGCATTCCGGTGTTTTTTACGACCGGTATATTCTCGGCCTCTGGAGAATCGCCGAGGGTCTGGTTTACCCGATGTTTGATGGGGCCAGAAACATCACGAGTGAGCGGGGCGGGCCGGGGCGGTACTGGATCTCATCGGACTACGGCACACAGAACCCTACCGTCTTTGCATTGTGGCGGGAATATGGCGGCAAGGCCGTCATGGAGAAAGAATATTACCACAGCGGGCGCGAGAGCGGGCGGCAGAAGACTGACGAAGAATATTATCAGGATTTAGAGGCATTCGCAGACGGATACCGCATTGAGCGTGTTGTGCTCGACCCATCGGCAGCGTCCTTTGCCGAGTGCATCCGGCGGCACGGAAAGTTTTCTGTATGGAAAGCAAACAACGCCGTGCTGGACGGTATTCGCTTCACGGGGGCCTGCATCAAAAGCGGCATAATCAAATTCCATGAGAGTTGCAAAAACGCGTTTCGGGAATTTGGCCTTTATAGCTGGGACAAAGACACAGGCGAAGACAGCGTGATAAAAGAAAACGACCACGTGTGCGATAGTATCCGCTATTTTTGCATGACCGTTTTGAGGAGAGAAATCAAGAAATGAGCCTTTTGACAAACATTCGAGGGTGGTTCCGGAATATGCTTTTCCCGCAGGCGGTGGCCGAGCGGGAATTCGGTGTATCTCCGGCAGTCAGCCCGAAGATGGAGCAGAATATAAGCCTCTGGTACGCGATGTTTATTGGAAATCCACCCTGG